GTGGGTTGTGGGATTGATGCCCGTATTGTACGACGGGATTCGGGAGCCAGTTCCTGAAATCCCACCCGCTCGCTTTGACTTTGTCGCGACCGCGATCAATGCTTTCATCCGATATAATGAACTCGGCGAAAATGTCGCCGTCAACTATTTTGATATCTCTCTTGATACCGCCGACATAGGCGCACACATGGAGCCGTTGATCCCCCGACAGTATTCCCGTGGGCTGCATCAACTCTTTGAATTGGATCGGAGTGACTAGCTTTCGTGCGCCATCGGTCATCTGTTGTGCTCCTAATGTTCGCCAAAAAAAGAGGTGCGGAACTCTTTACGAGATCCGCACCTCTTAGAATGGCGCGTCAGTCCTGTGCGTCTAAGCCGCTTCGGGGTGGCCGCCCCTACAGGACTATGTCAGTGTCTCTATGCCGCAATCGCCATTGACTTGGCGGCGGCTCTAAGTGCCTTCAATGCTTCGCGCTCTTGGTCGTTGAACGCTTGTCGTAGAGACTTCCGATACTTGGTCTCCAACGGCAATCTATCGCTCTCAAATGATTTCCACGCGGCGATACTACCACGTTCTCCGGTGTCAGCGTTGAACTTTTTTCCGTCGATAACGGGTTTTAGAAGACATCGACAATTGATGTCGAGTTCCGCAACGCCGAAATCGCCTGGAAACATTGCGCTCTCGCCCGCCACTTCGAAGGGTTCGTCAATGTCCGCAACAACGCCGTCCAACTCTTTATGCTCGTCTCTGACATCCCCATCCCGAGTCGTCAGCCAAGATCGTTTCTCTACCCCGTTTTGCTTCATGGAGTTCTGAGTCCCGAAGTTGGCGGCTCTCACCGTCTCGGTTCTGGCGATCATTTTCGAGCGAGCGCCACGCGACGAATCGAACACAGCCGCCACGCGGTCGGCAAGCTGGTTGAGACTCTCGCCCTCTTTGAGCCCTTTCTTGAGAGCCTTACGGACTCGTTTTCGAGTGGTCTGATTAATGCCGGTGATGAATACAGCCGAATCGTTCTCGATGAAATCAATCACCGCTGGATTCAAGATGTCAAAGGATCCACCAATGCCGATATCGTCGACGAGGTTCTGCCCGAATTGGTCGACAGTGAGCGCGATGATCGGATCGAGTTTCTCATGGAGTACTCCCGTCGTGATGGCTGCGAGAACCGCGTTAATGTCTTGATCTTCAAACGCGCGATCAACGACTCCAACAGGCTTCGACTGAGATGAATTGTCGGGATCTGAATTCGAACCTTTATTACCGGCGTTGATTTCTTCTTCTGTTTCGTTCGCTAACGGTTGCGCATCGATGAGATCCTCCGACTCGGTTAGCGTTTCTTGAAAGTGATCGCCTATTGAGACCTTGAAGTTGTCACCGCCTTTGCCCTCTGGGAGTGCGTCATGCCCACCCATTGCGCGTATCTCGTCTTGGATAAACGCCCAAGGTGCTTCTTTCATCACGTTCAAGTTGTGCTCGTCATTCTCTGCCACGGGAGTGATGTAGTCCAAGATGAGACGGTCATCGAACTCCGTAACCAAGAAGCGTTGAAGATAAGATCGTATTTGTTCCAAACGAGGAACAAGAACGTATTTCGTGAAAAGAAATTCCGCGACTTGAATACTTGCGCGATTCGACGAGATGGTGATACCGAGAATTTCAGGAGACACGCCAAACGTTTGGATGATCGTGTCGCGTTCGAACGAACGAAGAGGAATCAAATCCATATCTTTGAAGTTCGTTCCGACGTTATCGACCTTAATATCTGTCCCCATGAAGAATGGGAGATGATATTTGTGAAACCCCTGGAAGCGTTCGAGCCACATCCGTTCCAGACGTTCGGTATCGTCGGGATCTAATCCTTCACTCGACACGATAATACTCGGACGCGCATCATTGTAGAAAAATGACTTTGTGAAAAGCGATGCGAATTCGTCTGTCGCCAATTCGTCTTTCAATGCCCAGCCGGTTCCGATACCACGACCGTAGGGATCGACCACGTCAAGATTACGCATGTAAATCATATCGCCAGCGGGCACATCTTGTGAAAAATTCAGGTAACTCAATTTGAAGACGCCATCCGACGTTACCGGGATGTCGCGGACCCACCAGGCAGGGATTGGGAAAAGTCCCGTTGGTTTGCCTGTGGCTGTTGAGCGGTCTTTGAGTAGAAAAGCTTCACCAATCAAATCTAGCGAGACGTTGCTAACTTTGAGAACACCCATACCCGTGTGAAACTGGTTGCCGTTCGAGATGACATCGAGCACGGGATGATCTTCAAGTTGGGCAAGTTCACCTGTGGCGACCAGTCGTTTTCTCGTCGTCGATCTGGTCTCACGCTTCCCGTGCAAAATGTCACGACCTGCTGGAACGGCTTTCATCTTGCTTTTGAGAAACTCTCGGGTGTTTCGAAATAGTTCCGCATTCCCTTTCGTGCCGTTTGTCACGCGCATCGACACGGTCCATTCGACGGAGCCAATTCCGTTCGCGATCTTTTCTGTCGCGGCGTGTAGTGTTGGATGCGTGGCGAACGCTTTGAGTATGTCGAGCGTTCCTCGCTTGGGCGGTCTCATGACGTGATTCGAGCCGAGTGTCGCCAACATGCCCAGATGATCTTTCTTTTTCATCGAGGGGCCGATTTCTGGGAAAGGGATTCCCCGAGAGTCAACGACCGTACCACGTGGGAGATCTTTCAATGCATCTACCATGCTATCGGCCCCTTTCTTTCCGGGTGATAGGTCGCCAACATAAGAGCGTCCGCGATGTCTGGACTGTGACCCAGTCGAGATTTTGTGATCTCTTTTTTCTCCACCTTACGGGCTCCCGTTCCACTGTCGAACAAGTACCGTGCCGAACTTACGCTGGCGATTATACGTTTATCATCGGGTATTCGTCCACCTAGTTCTAGCCACTCCTTAAAATTGAACCAGAGTTTGGCCCTAAGATTGAATAGATCCGGCTCTTTTACGCTGTTGGAGACGTTCACTCCGTTGACGATTTTCTTATGGCCCAGTTCATGGAGACGGGATCGAACACCCGTGCCGAGACCTATCTCGTCAACGTTCACATGAATCGGTTTGTATTTTCGAATGGCGTCTACAATCATCCCGACCGTCGTCATAAGATCTTGTTTCGAACGAACGATCACATCAATCACCGTGTTGCCTTTCAATATGGCGATGACGGTTTTATCGTCTCCGTACTCGGCGATGTCGGCACCAATTCGAATCTCTCCCTCGGGGTCATCTTGTAACCGTGTCCCATTTTTGTCACACGTTTTGTTGAGCATGTCGCGGTGACGCGTCGCGGATTCCTCGGCGAGCCAGAGCGGTATCAAGGTGTGCTCGTCTTCTTTCGGGAAGTTCCCCAGAACGCGGGATTGATAGATAGGTGAGTCTTCGCCCCACTCTTCGCGTCTTTCATCAATCCACAGGCGGGTCGTTAAACCTGGGATGACCTCGCGCCCCTCGATGACGTTGGGGCAATCGAACGCGGAGATATGGAGCGTGGCCCATGCTCGTGATCGAAACGTCTCAAAGAATGGTCCCGATGGTCTGAGAGGATTCCCGATCAATAGAACCTTGGAGTTGATGTGCGAGCATAGTCCCATGATTGCGTCGTAGATGTCTTGGCTCAATGCGCTCGCTTCGTCAACGATGATAAGTACGCCCGAGGTGGGACGAAACCCCGCGAAGTTCTCGACTAAGTTGGGCGACAGCGCGAAGGCACCCCACTCGTCACCGAGTTTCCATTCCAAGTCGAGCAAGCGCCCCATAGTTCTCAACTCTTCGAGCGGGGCATTGTTCACGATGGTGTGAATCTTTGGCCACAGAATCTTTTCTAAGGATGTCCAACTTGATGACGTGGTTATCACGTAACTCGGAGCATATGAATTCAGATACCAAGGCACCGCGCAACTCGCGACATATGATTTGCCAACACCGTTGGCAGATCGAACAGAGACAAATCGACGTTGACGGATAAGATTGAAAATCTCCGCTTGCTTATCCCATAGAGTGACGCCTAGAGCATCGTGAATATATTGCACCGGGTCAACACGATTACGAAATTTGTAGAGCGCCATCCGTTCGGCGGGCGTATAGACTTGTTGAGCCATACGTTATATTTTGCCACATGGGCGGGTGCCTTGAAAAGAAACCGCCCCCCGAGCTGCGGGTCGCGGGGCGGCGGGGTAGAAATCACGCTCTCTACTCTCGGAGTGGGGGCTACGAGATCTGGGCGTAGAGGCGCGATTATGGTGGGCTACAATCAGGGCGCGGGTTCATCACCTTCGAGTAATGACATTTCGATCGCTTCCTCGTTCCACCATCCTTCGTTGGCTATGCCGGATCCGTTCACGTATCTGACGAGATATTGTAGGAAAGTTGGGTATTCGGCCCGACCAACAATTTCACCAGATTCCTGTGAGCATGTTATCGTCACTTGTCCACCTAGTTCAAACTTGTGAATCATTCGCTTCTCCTTGGTTAGATATGAGTTACTCGCTTTCAATTTGTGCTCGACTTAACCGTCACCGCCTTCCTCTTCGGCGTCTTCGCCCACTACGCCTCCGCCGTGTTCGCTACTGACCGTTTCCTATTGAACAGTCTCGGCGGTTTCAGCAGTTTCATTCGTGCTCACGTAGGTGAGTGGATCGCTCTCGACGTCCGAGACAGGTTCGGTCGCACCATCTTCGCCACCCGGTGGCACATCTTCGTTATCGACATCGGGACTCGGACCGTCGTCGCTGGGTTCCTCGATATCGACGATGGTCGCGTCATCGTTGGCGTCATCGCTCTCGGTTTGTGCTCGCTCCGCGATACTGTCGGCGCGTTGTCGCATACATTCATTCGCCAACTCCCGAGCGGCTTCTACCATTTCCCCGAAATTGATACCTTTGGGCGAAGTTACGGCCCCGACAGTCGACATCAAACTCACCAACGCCGTCTGAACATAATCGTCGTACAGTGTCTTGTTTTGTGCCCGTGTCGAATGATCTACCTGATTCTCCATGTTAGCTACCTTTCTTCCGCAAGCCGTTACGACTCGCAATCATTTTGTACCCGTCTTCAAATTCTACGAGTGCCGAATTCTTAGTGCCGCGAGCAAGTACGCGACACGTCTTACCGATTCTAGATGGCGTCTCTGAGAATCATACCGAAACGGACGCCGAGATTGCCGGGTGTGCGTTGTAGTCTACGAGTTCGAAATTGTCGGACGAATATGCCACCTCGGTATCCCCATCGCCCGCATAAGTAATCGTCTTTGCTATCGAACTTATTTCGATACTCGGAAGCGGTCTCGCTTCGCGCTCCAATTGAGTTTTCGCCTGTTCGACGTGGTTGTTGTAGAGATGCAGATCGCCCAAGGAGATTATCAACTCTCCGGGGAACATGCCGACCTCTTCACAGAGCAACTGCAAGAGTAATCCATACGAAGCGATGTTGAAAGGCAACCCAAGAAAGATGTCAGTACTTCTCATCACCATGTGGAGATTCATTGTTCTTGGGCCATCATCGTCCTTAACCGTTTGAACTTGCCACCACGGATGACACGGCGGCAACTTCATGTCTGGGATGTCCGGCGCATTCCACGCGTTGACAATCATTCTGCGAGAGTCAGGATTTTCTCGTAGATCGTGAACAAGATTCGCCAGTTGATCGGTGTACTGCCTACTTCCTTTGTCGTAGGGAAGATCGCCAGGGTTCCAACTCTTCCAATTGCGCCATTGCTGGCCGTACACGGGGCCGAGTTCACCGTCTTCGTCGGCCCATTCGTTCCAGATATTACAACCGCGTTCCTTGAGCCAGTTGACGTTCGTTAGCCCTCGAAGAAACCAGAGCAACTCATTCGCTACCGATGCGAAGTGAATCTTCTTTGTGGTGAGAAGAGGAAACCCTTCGCACATGTTGTGACGAAATTGTCGCCCGAATACTTTGCGTGTCCCGGTGCCCGTTCGATCATCGCTTCTAACTCCGTTGCTCAATACGTCGGCGAGTAGTGTGGTGTACGCTTTCATTCCGATGTGTCCCTTTCGGTTGTGTATTCGTCAATCAATCCAAGTGCGGTCAGT